GATAATTGAATCACGACGAACTTTTTCACGCAGTTCGATCGTCCAAACACTCAACGGGTAGTCCTGCTCCGTTGCCTCTTCGAAAGCCGCTTCACCATTTTTTACGTACTCCCTGCCATCGAATGAAATGTTTGACAGCGTCAGAATCCGATTGAGCTTCTTTATCAGCCAGGGAGGGACACCAACAGGGTTCACTGTCCCAATACCTACCTGCAGTTGATAAATCTCATAGCCGACACCTTTCAGCGTTTCAAGATTATAATCCTCGTCTTCGTATTCTGTGTGGCTACTCGTCGGCTGCTTCATCTTCAACAATCCAGGTATCCTCATCCGCGGCCTAAATCCTGTCTCAAAGAACATCCCGTCCTTAAATTCTCTGTGAAAGTACTCCAAACAAAGAGAATTTTCAATTCTTTCAGAAAGTTTAAAAGAATAAATAAATACCACAGGTGTACCAGAACCGAGTTCCAATTGCAGATAGTAATCGCCCTCATCGAATATCGACTGAGGCAACGCTGCTTCATAAATAAACTCTGTCGGATCGTATACGTTCTGCCGGACCTGACTAACGGACGTCGTCGCCAGTACGGTGCCATCACATTTGCACTGCTTGACTGTAATGGGACCGTAGGTTGAAATAAATTGAAGTGGGATACTGTCTGATTTTTGCCACAGCGGAGGCCAAACAACATGCTGCTCCCAACTCTCAATGGTCTCCTCAAATGACCAGGCGTCGATATGTCGGGAAACATACGCCGGCACTTCGTCAGGCGTCATCTTCACAAAGTGAACCGGATTTAGGTATGGTATCTTAAAAACTGCCATTTACATTACGAATTTTGAAAGATCAACATCAGGGGCACACAGCAACTTCAGCGACTGGGACTCCTCTGTATTTATTGCTATCGATACTTTTACATTGAAACCTTTGTATGTCTCACCATTCCAATCGAACGAAAAGCACCGATTTGGGTTAGCCTCTAAAAGATCGATCAGATCCTGAGGAACCTCTGTTTCAAATTCAAAATAGAGTGGCTTGAAGAGTTTTCCGCCCAGCGAACTAATCGCAATGGCAGCCTTCTCCGCTATCGTCAGACCGTCGAGAGTCGTCAACAAATCTTTGTTTCGATCTGTACTGGTAAATTCGAGGTTTGTATTATCAAAAGGATGAAAGACCGACCTCAGCCAGGGACCATTTTTTAAAGCCAGTCGTTTCGGCGTTAACTCCTCAATATTGAATACATCAGATGTAGGCACGCCCTCTATAGTGTCATAATTCTTACGGGTCAGTTCATGCGGCAATCCGGAAACAATAGTCAAGGTTACCGGCGCGCCAGCGACGTTAGTCACAGGCTCTTCGACCACTATGATGATTTGCCCCAACAAAGGCAAAAGAGACACCACAGTAAACGGCCCCGGGTTGGTAGTGTCTGACGTTATAAATTTTGTGCCTGGCTGTACCGGTATGGATGATGATACCGCTCCAATGGTATACTGACCTCCCAAATCCTGAAAGGCGACAAAACTATCGCTGTATTGACTCGGAAGCGGAGTGACATTCAAACAAAAAACCTTGTTATCTGCAGAGTCGTCCGTCGTCGTCTTTCCATCCAAATTGATCCGTGTGATCTCAATTTCATAAGGGTCTGAACTGTACGGGCTCAACATCGTTAAATCCCGCACAACCCGAGTAATTTCAGATTGTAAATTCAGCGAACCATTAAAGGCAAACTTTCCATTCACATCCTCCACGTCAGGTGGCTGCCAACCCATTTTCAACTTGTTCCCTTGTAAATCCGTTGCGAAGGACCGTTTGAAATTCTTCACACTCCCCAAATGGATTGGGTCACTTGCGTTGTAGTATTTCTCGCGAGGCGCAATTTCAATTTTACTATTGATAATGCCCTCGCCGGCAAAATGTACCGGGTTACAATGGTCATAAAACTGCGCTAAACTTGTCTTTATAACTGCCCCTTCCAATCCCCTAACAGCATCTCCTGAAGTCAAAACCAAGTTGCTCTCTTCCTGCAAAAGAGTACTAACAGCATCGTCAGCGTTACCTGTGATTTTTTCAACCAACTTCCGAAAAAGGTCGTAGGGCTTGAATGCCTTCACAAATGTTTCCTGGTACCGCGACTCATACTTGATCGTAAATGTGGACTCGTTCAACACCATCGTATCGAGGCCTCCGACTGGCAAAATGATCAAAAACCATTTCTCGTTTTCCTCGCTGTCGAACTGAAACGTGAAATCGTCAATTCTCCCCGATGACACTAATGCACTCGCCACCAGTAGGTTTTTGCCGAGGCTCGACTTCAACCTTAGTTCAACGCTTGTGGCGTTGCTTAAACTTGTCCAACTCAGTGAACCTTTCAATTCAATATCGTCAATGGCCTGGGCCGTTACCAGAAAGTATTTATCAGATGTCGATAAGTCACCCGGCTCGTCCTCCTTAAAAACCGTGAAGGTCGCGACGCCAAAAGCCGCACCCTCTTTGTTGATAAATGACAAGCCCAATAAGTTATTACCGACACTCAGCCCCGTTTGAGATAGCCAGGTATGGCTTTCCTGAAGCGGTAAACCGTCCATTTTGACCAGAATTGCATCGTCATCAAACGGAATTTCGAAAACAGTCGATTCCTTTGCTTTCAGTAATTTATCCAGACCGCCCTCCATGATGCTGCAGCTAACGAAATCCTCCTCGTCCTTCATTGTCGATAAATCGATTTCCCCTTTGTAGAGGTACTCGTATCGCTGCCGAAAAGTAGTGTCATCCGTGTAAGTTTTCAGCCGCTGAATGACGTGAAACAGTTTGTGCTCATAGTTAACGTTGTAAGCGTAGTGACGGATTATCCTGGCTGCATCGAGCACATATTGAAGCGGCGTCGTGAAAGTCCTTTGGATGCCATACCGGTTGTTGATACGCTCCCAGGAGATAACCACATCCTTTGCGCCAGCAGGAGGATTCTGCAAATGCTTTGGCTGTGAAGATGGTGTTACCACTCCATTTACAACCGACAAACTCCGGCCGTCCTCCTCTGTTATAAAGTGCACATTTGTTCTCATCAGTCAATACCATTCATATCGAAATACTCTCGATGGCCGCGCCGGTATTTGACAGCTCTCTGAGCCGGCGTCAAACCATTGAAATGTATTTCCCTTTTATTTTTGATAGTGCGATTAAGCGTGTTCAATCCCCTGCTCATAACTGACACTACAGGTTTTAGGTCAACGGATCCGTTATCCCTTTTGTCGAAATACTCCTGAGCCCGGCGCCGAACCCTTTCTGCATTCGCGTTGGCCAACCTCATATACAAGTCAGCATCTGGGAAAATCAAATCATCCCGCTTTACGTGTGTAACCGTGGGAGTCGTTCCGGAAACTTCCGTCGATCCGTCTGTGCTCAACTTTAATTCACGCTTGCCACCGTCACCCCAAATTGCAAAACCTTCATATTTATCGCCTGGGCCCTTACCAAATTTGTATCTGGGAATTTCTGTGGACAGAACTCTGAGAAGTTGTAAACCACCAATAGCACCAACCGCGATAGATAAAGGAATATTGGGCAAAGCCTCAGTGACTGCGCTGGCAGTATCGCCAATTATCTTAGCAATCTGAGCGACCCTCTCAAACCTTGCGCGTTGCTGATCTACCCTGCGTTGCTCCGCTTCCAGGACTCTGCGGCGCGCTGCCGCTCTTGCCTCAATAATTGAAATTGCAGCTTCCCTACGCTCCTCATTGGCTATTGTCTGATTTACCAGCTCGATTTCCTTTTGAGACTTCTCGTCCAAAAGATCGATCTGGTCCTGAATGGCATTCTTTTCTCGCTCAAATCCTGCGGTAAATAAACCTGCTGCCAGATCAATGATCTGTGACCGTGCATTTATTAAATAATCTACAGTTTGCTCCCACTCACTTTTTGTTTCTTCGGCTGCCTCTTTATTTGTACGAATGGTGAATTCGCTGAGTTCGCGCTCTAACTTGGCAAGTTCCCGAAGTGCCTTTTCCTTCTCGTCGTTCGACAATCCGCTGATTTTGACAACCTCGCGGTAATAAGCAATCTGCGCCAACAGGCTATTACGCAGATATTCAGCTTCAATCCTTTGCTTTCTCTCCTCATATTCCTCTTTGCTGATGGCACCAGCAGCAAACAGTAAATTGAGATTCTTTAGCTCAGTATCTTTGTCGATCGACAAAACACTCGCACGACTGTCATTCTCTTTGTTTAGTTTCTTCAGCGCTTGCTCAACCGCCTTCAGCTCCTCATTGGCTATTTCTTGCGCTTGAGCAATGATCAAATCCTCCTCTTCCTGCCGTGCTTTAATTCGAGCCGCCGTAGTCTTCTCGATAAATTCCAAGCGCAATGCATAAATGTCGCGTTCGGCCTGCGCAATGATCACTTTCCGCTGCGTTTCGGTTACACCTTCAGAATTCAATTCGAAATCCCGCGTTGCCTCGATCATCATTTTGCGCAGCTCAAACTCACGATCAAGCGCACGCTCCCTAGGACCGTCTTGAGTGCTGATATCTGCCTGGGCCGCGGACAGTTCGGCCTCAGCCTCCAATTGCAGCAGTAGTAAATCGAGCCGAGCACGACGCTCTTTTTCGGCATATTGTCGGGCATCGCGAAGCCTTTTATCGGCCCGCTCTTGTTCTTTTTTTCGAGCCTCTTCAGCAAGTGCGGCCTTCTCGTTTTCCTCGGCCAGCGCTATTTCATTTGTTTTATCAATAGCCTGTTTCCTTAGCTCTTCGAATTGTTTATTGTAGAGTCCTAGAAGTTGAAAAAGCCTCGCCTTCTCTTGTTTCGCAAACGTATCATACCATTTTGTGTCGGGTCCCAAACGGCTCAGCCCTGCCTGTGTTTCGCCTATAGCTTTGGAAATTTTATCTTGTTCCTCCAATATGGCTCTAAGTTGATCCCTACGATTATCTTGTTCTGATTCGAAAATCCTATTCCTGTCATCCGTTTGTTGTCGAAGTTTGGCGAGCTGCAAATCACCGGCGGTGTCAATAATTTTGAGTTGTTCGTTGAGCAGGTCAATTTGCCGCTGCAGCGATTCGTTTAAATCATCCACTTCCTTTTTGGCCGCTGCTGTCTGCGTACCAAACAGACCCATGGAGTCAGCCATATCCAAAAGCATAGCAGCAACACCGAGTAATGCAATACTTTTCAGAGCAACCCCAAATCGTGCAGCAGCAGTAGCCCCTTTTCCGAAAAGAATACTACCCTGTTCGAGTACGGTATTGTAAAGTTTATTAGCGACAGTGCCCTTTGTTGTCAACTCATTAGCGATCGACTGAACGCCTTGAGCGACATTCTGAATCGCTACCAGTTTTTGGAGGGATCTTTCAACCGTCTGGGCATTGGCGCCAAAAGCAGTGGCCGCCCCCGCACCTATCTGCCACGCGGACGCCAGTAATTTCACTCCGCCGGCAAACAAATCAAACTGCCTGGTATCGGATGACAGCGCTTTAATTTCATCTTTTGTGTCGGCAATTTGATCGGTCAATTGCGCCAGACGCTTCTGAACATCAGTGTACACCTTCGTATTTCTCAAACCAGCGTCTTCTAACTCAATGAGGCGCTTCCGGAATTCACTGAGCTCCTTTTGTAAATCACCAGACTTCGCTGCAATATTTAAGAAACGAGGTTGTGTTGTAATCCGATCAAGAACCTCAAACTGTTTGGTAGTCTCTGCTAAACGGGCATTTATTTGACCGAGTTCGTCGGATCCGCCCTGCAACTTGAATCCAATTGGATTGGATTTACTCAGATTTTGCAGCTCATTTTGCCGGTTCTTCAGCGTCTCAATTTCTTTCTCTACATCCTTTAACGCATCAACAATAATTCGAGCGGACCCTTGATAGTTTCCCACGTTACGCTGAAACCGGCCTGAAGACTGTTCCAACTCGCTCACAGCCTTATTGAGCGTATTGACGTTGTTGAGCAACTGAGCACCAATTTCACTTTGCCTGTCAGTCTCCGAAAGCTTATCCCATGCCATCTGGGCGAGCGACAACTGAGCTCGCATCTCATTAAGGGACCCCTCTGCCGCCTGTGCTTCCTTTTCTAAATTCTTAAGCGAGAGATTCACCTGTTGCTGGGAAACCGAAAAAGCTGTCTGTTGCTCCTTTATTTTAGCCAATGAAAGCAGGTACTGCTCTTCAGAAATCTTTCCATCCTTAAAGGCTTTTTCAACCTCCTTTTTCGAGGCAGCCAATCTCTTCATCGCGATTTCATTCGCTGCCGCTACTGCCGCCAGTTCAGAATAGCTACTACTCGCAATTTTTGCTGCTTGTGCCGCAACCTTTTCTGACTCCGCCAGTTTCTTATTGGCCTCCGTTGCTTTTTCAAATTCCTTCACCGCCTCTTTTGTCACTTGAACCGTTTCCGTCATACCGACCGGTGTACCCAGACGGAACCGATAGCCATCCAATTTCTTGAAGGCCTCATAAACCTTGTTCAGTTCCTTCAGGACAAACTCTGTATCCTGAGCAAAACCGGTTCGGTCAACGTACTCTTCTATTTTATCCTCGTCCATTTCGCTCCCGATTTAGTTGATCCAGATATTTATTCAGCTGGTGTACACGATTGCAATACTCAAAAACAGTTATGTTGTCTGTGATGGAAAACCCGACATGATTGCTCAATGCGATCAACACCCCCTGAAAATGCCGGCGTGTGGGCTTGGTTGTTTCTTTTTGCTGCTTTTCCTGCATTGCCTCCAATTGACTGCTTTTTAACTTGATGTCAATGAGGATTGATTTACTTCGGTTGATCGCCCGATCCAAGGCCTTATCGTAGTCCTCCGGAAGCTTCGGATTGAGGTTCAAATTGTATCCGAGATACTTGGTCAGCAGTCTCGCCAGCTTCTCATTATAATACCGACGCAACACACCAACCAGTTCCAATATCTGCTCATAGAGGAGATTCAGCCTGTTGATTTCGCGCATCGTTTTATTTAGCAGATCAAATTCTCCGTCTTTCATCACCTCCGCGTATTCACGCTGCACCTGGTCAAACGCCGTCAACAGATCCCGTTCAGTCGGTGTCCCGGATATCACCAATGCGAAAAGGTTGTCATCAACAACCAGATCGATAAAGCGAGACAAAGGCAGATCATCAATGCTGCGAAACAACTTCAACGACGAGCATTCGGTTGGCGATTGCTTGATCGTGCTCGCAGTATCTGAATTCGAGCCCTTCTCGGTAGATGGCAACTGTTTTTTCTTGCGCTTGAGCATACTGTTTCGCTAATTGACGGACCCTCGCCAGTTCCTCCGCCTGACCACGCGGCCCCGTAATACAACTCTCACAACTCATTTCATTAGTTTTTTCTCATTCGTAAACCCAATTTCTCAAACATCTTGTCACTCAAAACCGGCATCAGGTAGTCTTTCAGAAATATTCGCTTGTAGCTGCCACCCAAACCGTTGATGTTTTTATATTTATCCGCAATCTCATCGCCTTCACCCCAGGTCGTCGTATGGAGAATCACATCCGGCAATACAACCACCTTTCGACTCTCATAATAGTATCCGTTTATGTATAAGTTGGGCGTGCCCGGATTTCTCCTAATGTTCGGCGTGATTTTGTCCTTCCAATCCGAATAAGCTGCAGCATCCTGGTATGTTTCGAAATACGGATCCTCGAAATAACTCGGGCGGATATCGGTTCCTAGTTTTGTTTTACCGTCATACAACTGCTCCTTGTTCAAATCCTCGAAATCGGTTTCCACTTCTTTCATTGCCTGATACACGACAAGGTCTGTGTTCAGTTCTTTAAACTTTCGCATCATAGAAAGAATGGTAGCCATAGCAAAAAGGGCGGGCTTTTATACCCGCCCCTAACAATTGAGTGAATGAAAACTTTATTCTGTGTTGGCTGAGCCGTCCTGATCAGTACCGGAAACCTGCTTTTTGCATGCATCATAAGCCTCGCGAAGCTTTTTCTTCGTCAAACCATGATGCTTATGCTCCTCGCAGAACTGCTCAAAGGTGACGCCGGCCGCCCACGACTCATTGAAATTGATTCCTTCGAATACCATTTGTCAAGTTTTAACGTGATTGAATTTCAGTTTGCAAGTCGAGGCTGAAACTCAAAACCGCTTTACTTGGTCAAGATCACCGGCAACAGTTCGATATTGGGCACATCTGCACCGTCCAAAACGGAGGGTACAGGGCCAAAGAATTTTATTTTAGCGCCGCTACTCAATGCTGTATGGGCTGTACTGTCCAAAGTCACGGTGAGCGCCTTCAACGTGTTATCTACAGCAACGGATGTGACAGCCATGGAAGTCGCGTAATTGGTACCAGTGCCAGCACCAAACGTCAGCGCAGCGATGGCCGCACCAAATTCGTCAAATATATTCAGGTCACCGCCCAACTTCGGTTGTTGGTTGTACATGCCCACCTTGTACACATTGTCCACATTGCTGAGATATACCAACTGTACCGGCTTCAATCCTTCAAAATCACTTGGAACAGTATCTTCCAACGTGATGTAGGTGCCGCGCTTTTCGAAATCATCTACCGAAAGGTAGCTGATGGTGATACGAGCCTGACCTGATTGCGCTGAAGCTCCGTCTTCAAAACCGGAACCTTCAATATCAATGTAGGCCATCTCGCCTTTAAAATTGTTGGTATTGAGTGTGCCAGCTGCCGCTCCTGCACGATAACCCCAAACATTCTGGCCCTCATCGAACGTATACACGGGAACAGTCTTGCCGTCAAATGCAAGGAGGCGCTGGTATTGATCCCAGCCGATTTCTACGGTGTAAGTGTAGGAAGGCTTCCCCTTCGTCAAACGACGAGAAGGACCATGTTGCAGGTTTCCACGAGTCGCGGCGGGTGTGTTGATCGTCACCTCCCCCACTTCAGGGAAAGGAAACAGTTTGTTTGCGTTGCCCTGTGGCAACTTAATTGCCGCCTGGAACGCTGCTTTAAATGTCGCAGGATCGCCATATTCGGAAGCCGGAAACTCTTTGCTTCCGACAGTAAAATTTAAAGGACGCTTGCGTTTGGTATCGCAAAGTACGGGGCCGGTATTACCACCGATAAGGCCGCAAAGATTGGTAGACATGAGCTGAGTATTGTTGGGTTAACAAGTCTTGTTTGGGTTATAGAGTAGGGTTAGATTCACTCGAAAACAGTGCACAGGCTGTAAGTCAACATTTTTCAAACCTTGATCACGGAGGGAACCGGGATATTCTCTCAACACATTCTCAATGCCGGTTTCAACGCTGGTTATACGGAATCCGAAAAATCCATACTGCCCAATAACATTCACCACTGAGCGCCTGAATTCCTCATCGCCCCGATAATCAATCTCCTCACCTATACCGTTCTTCAGCGCCAGTTTGCTGAGATTGCCGAAAAACACAAGGTGTATGTCCTGGCGAAACGATAGGCCCTCAGTTTGAGCTTGAAAGCCGATACCAAAAAACGACACGACGCTCAGGTTGTCATCCCAGTAGAGATCCTTTGAGTATTCGTTTTGTCCGTTATACACCTCCGCCACATACCCGTCCTCTCTTCGATTTCGGTAGCAACGACCGTGACAATGATACTGATCAGCATCTGCCAACCCCCACGCTGCAATCAACTTGGAATGCATGTGTCGCTGCAACTTGGAAATATACCAGTCAACGCCGGTCGGATTAGCTTTCTGAATCAGCATAGTATCACTGTTTTCGCTTTGGGTTTCGGGTAAAACGCTTCCCGAACTCGGGCCGCTTCTTTCTCAAACCGTTGACGTAATCCAAAAATGTGCGGGGCATCAGTGATCGGAACGGTACCAGACAAATCCAGCATCAGACCAAATTGATCAATGTTGTGTTTTATCTGGCGCTCATCCTTGTTTGAACGTTGGCTGTAAAGAATTGCCTCGGCAACCTGGCAGGCCATTGCCAACCCCAAAAGATTATCGAACAGCCATGGCTGATTGACGATATTCTGCGTATGATCCACAAAACCTGAAACATGAAGATTCAAGCCAGCAGAATCACCGCGAATACCCACCTCATTTCGTTCGAATGTGGTCGCACCGGTTGCCACTGCATCTATCGAATCCGCGCCGAATACAAGTGTCCGATTCCAGCAAACTTGTTCCTGAATAGCCTTACCGCCGGCAAGATCATCCTGGAAATACACGATATAAAAAACCGTTCCCTCTTTTCGGGAGAGAAACCAATCATCAAGCTGAATAGTCGTTTTTTGATTGGCAACGCTCGTAACAGAGGCGGTCTTTATTGCTGCTGAATTCCCGGCAGCGAACAGATACAAATTGAAAGTAGCTGCTGAGTCGAGGTAGAAGGTCGCGGTATTGATCCGGACCGTGTGCCCTCCTTTTGATGCCAGCCGAATCCTGTAGCCGATCGCCCTGCCTGGTAAGTCAAGCGTCTGCTCATCCTCAGTGATGCGATCATAAAGATGAACCTGCTCTATTGCCTCATTGATGTTAAAAACAGTATTCAGACAACGAGCAATGACTGCCTGTTGAAGCGTCGTAAACGCGGTGTTCCATGCAGCAGAATCCTGCTGAGCCGGGAAAACGGACTTTATATTCGCAACAGATACGACCGAATGAAAACTTCCGTCATCAAACTTGCGACCGCTTTTGCTTGTCTTGTTCTCGGTGCTTAAAGTTGATTCAGACCAACCCAGCCTTCCGAACAAAGCAGTAGTTGCCGCAGTAAGATCGTATCCGTTTGAATAAGCCATATGCACTTATGTCAAAGAACATTTATTGATCAGTCGTGCTTTTTGACCACGTACCAGACCTTTAATTGGGCATTCATGGTACCGGACCCGACAGCCTGAATGCCGTACTGTGTGCCACCGGGTGCGCCTCGGGTAAATAGCGTGGTATTAATAGCTGTGTTCAAACTGGTAACGGAGTCAAGCCGCACCCAGTTCGTCCCATCGAGGCGAGCTACCAGGTAAATCTTACCGGCAACCGTGCCATCGATTTTCGTTAACACAGGCTGCATTGCTACGACCGAGTAACCTGCAGTAACCGGGATGTACTTGGTCACAGTCCCGGTGTTGGAGACGGTATCACCTGCCACCAACGAAAGCTGCCTGGCATTTTGGGCCTGCGCCACAAAAGAGGCGCAGGCGACCAAAACGACTGAGAGCAGCATACCAAAAAACTTACTTTTCATATCGTGATATGAGGGTAAAAAAATCTGTTTAGGGAATCAACTGAAAGCGGGCTCAACTATCACTTACGACAGTTGAGAAGCCTGAATAATCACGCTATCCGTCCGGTTGGTTGTGTAATCCAGAGGAGCTTTGTTCAGACTGGTGTCCAATGAAAGCTCAAACTGCATCAACACGTCCTGAGTGTCACCATTCGAACCGCTCGTATCGGCCCGCTCTGCATATCCATGCAGCGCGAACAGCAATCCACGGTAACGGAATACACCATAACCACCCAAAACAGACATGTAATCGCCAAATCCAACGCGGTTCTGCTTCGGAATCCAGTTCAGTGCAGCCACAGATCCCTGAGGCATCACCAAAACAGAACCCTCAGAATAGTTGGCATCGCTCAGATCCAACGACTCGGCAATGTTCATGTTATTGAACTGGAAGCCGTAGTTCGTGGCATTCCCGCCACCCTGTGCGCCAAGAAACTCAGCATTCACCTGCATGAGGCTATCAGCAACTACATCCAACATGCCGCCGAAATAGTTTTGACGGGCTACTGAACGAAGACGCTGGAAAAACTGCTTTTGGTCGGCAGCCGCGATTTCAACAGCATCATTGGCCGCGCTGAAGGACGCTCCCTTCAGAGTGGGCTGTTGAGTTGCGCGTTGCGCACGCAGGTAAGCAACCGCTTCAGTTTCTTTGTCTTCCAGGATGTTCATGCAACATTGTTCCAACTTGTTAGCCAGTACAGTATTGAAGTCGAAAACAGACTTATCCAGAAGTTTAAGGCTGATGGAGGTTTTGTCGGACTTGGTAGTCCATGCCAGTGTTACCTTTTGCGAATCATCGATCGTCCCCGTGTGGTTATGGGTACGAGTGCTGCCTGATGCACGCTTTGTACGACTCAACAAATGAGCCTCAATTGGGCGATCATCGCGGGTTTTCAACTGCTCTGCTGCCTGAATAAGGAAATTATCATTCCCTGACAGCATGGCAAAAACCGGCGTAGGCTGTAAGCGCATTTCGGGCGCTTTATACTTGTCCGACACCATGGTTTGTGCAGTGACCAGGTTGGACACATCAAAATTTGCCATTTGATTAAAAAGAGAATTGCGAGAGTTTTTGGAGCAACCGCCCCGGATACTTGCAGCTACCGCCGCTATAGACTTGGAGCAACCGCCCCGGTGTGACTTGCCGCTATACCCAGCAACCGCCAAAGCATAACAACAACCCGAAGATAGGAAAAAATTTGAATCTCAAAATATTTTTTCTGAAATTTCAATTTTAAGTGAAATTTATTGCTCATTTAAACTCTCCTCCCATGCACTTGTAAAACAAAAAACCCGGCACTAAGCCGGGTTTTTCTCTTCTGTTCAACTTTAGGCATCAAACTTAAAGTCCTTGTTCGCAGCCGCTGCTTTCGACACTTCATTCTGAAACTCTTCGCCGAGTTCATTCTTTCCTTCCGCTTTAAACCGTTCGCGGATCTCGCTGAGTTTCGTGTAACCGCCTGTAGGAGGTGCGCCACTGCCACCACGGCCACCAGGAGGCACTCCTCCACCTTTATCTTCCGCTTTCCATCCCGTGCGCTCAGTAAAAATATCTCCTACCACATCCGAAACCTTACGAGGGTTCTGCGTGCCCTTCTCGCGGACCAATTCGCCATCCTTCTTTGCCTGGATCGATCCGTCCGCAGCACGCTCGAACGTGTAGTTCGCTTTAATCAGCGTCAGATACTCCTGATCTGTTAACGTGCTGGCACGTTCCTTTGGAAAGGCTGCCAGGATATCGCGATCGATTTCAACCGCAGAGGCCCGCTGCTTTTCCTGAACAATTGCCTGCTCTTTATCCTGCACCTCTCTTTGCAGCAGCTTTACCTGGTCGTCCAACTGCCTTACCTTTTCATCCACCTTGATACCGGCATCAGCCGTCGCTTTCTCTGCGATGGCTTGCGCTAGTTTCCCCGGATCACGCGCCGGCGCATCTTCCGGAAGGCCCGCGGCTTTCTTCACTTCTTTCATTCCGATCTCCCGGCCTGCTTTCTCACCCTCCTTTTTCATGTTCGCATCCCGGGTTGTCAACTCTTCCTCAGTTAAAACCTGCAGGTTGCCCGGTATTTCCAGATCAACCTCGTTCGCGTCTTTCAACGCAGCATCGAAATCTGCTTCCTTTATTTTGAGCAGATCAGCTATTTTCTTTTTTACTTCCGCCTTCAGTGCCATTTTGGTCAATTGATTGTTCAATAAATGGGGTTTCGGTCGTTATCAGCATGGGGTGAAACTTGTGGCCAAACAACATCTGACGGTAGTATAAGCGACGATTTTTGACAATCTGCTCAATTTCTTCGTCAGACAATTCAAAACATGCTATCATCGAATTGATGATCTGCACATCTTCGCCATCTTCATTCTTTACTATTCTGGCCTCTGCATGAACATGCAGCGTTTCGTACTCATCCTGATGTTCGGCGAGCTTACAGTTCGCCTGTGGAAATGTGACTGATTTCATCAGCTACTTTTTTTTTCGAAATCAACGTCAAAAAGAAATAATGGCGCCGCTTGTTTGACTTTTTGTTTGGTCTGGGAGTAGAACTCGCGAAGCAGTTTCTCAAAATCCGCTTTATCAAGCATGCAATACAGTTCAACTCCGTTCGCGAACCCAATAATTACGCCTCCGCGACGGGCTTCGAAGTAATACGCAATCAGGCTCGGGTCAACAACAGCCTTGACAATTTTCTCATTTTCGCTGATTCCGTTCCGATCGGTACCCGCAGCGAGTACCGTCGGAATGGTTAAGAATGTCTTCATCGGCCAGGCACTTCGCCCGTTTTGAAGTAATACGAGCCGTTTTTGTTGCCGCCGGTCAACATACCATTGTTAAGCGTCTCGGCCTCTTCCTTGGTGATCTTCACTACTGGGCGGACAACTCGAATCGGGTCGGCCTTACCTCGCGAAAAATCGCAATGCCACTCCTCGTAGTGATCAGCCCCCTTTTTGGCGCCAGGCTTAGCTTTGCCTTCTTTCTGATCACCCTCGTTCGCACCGGGTTTCGCGCCTTTTTTCGCCTTGCTTTCTTCACCCTCGTTCGCACCATCACCATACAACTGATCCAACACCTTTTCCAAATCCTTGCCTTCTACACCTTCCGCTTCCAAGAGCTCAGAAAGCTCCTCACGGCTGGTTTCTTTTGCAGTCGGTTGGTATTTTTCAACCAACTCTTTTAATTGTTTCTGTGTCATTCTGACTATTTTTTTCTATCCAGAGAGCCAATTTTATTGCCACACATTCCGCGTCCATCGTCCAATAGCACGATCAAACCCCACTAAAATCTCCGTGTATAACTGGATCCGTTCCGCTACCCACAGACCTGTAAAGCCAATACGCTCGTCAGCCGGCATGGATTGATACCATGCTCTATAAAATTTGAGCTTATGGCCTACTATTTTGATCCTCTGTCTTTTTCCACCACTCATTTAATCGCTTTTCAAATTCTTCGATAGATAACTCTATTTTACTGGAATCGCCATTTCGCATGATCAAACAGACGCCTTCCCGATCGTCCTCATCGTTGATGTCTTCGAAGTACTGTCTGATATCAAACACCAGTACTCTCATCTCGACATCGTGATAACTCCTTACGCCCGTAAGATTTTCCTGCTTAGTAGAGTAAATCCGAATGGGCAGCAATATGAATCGATCGGTAAAACTCATGCAGGTTGCGGTATCGGTTTTGGTTCAAGTGGTTTTTTGTCTGCAACAAAAGCTTTCAACTGGTTTTTCAACTCCTCTACACTGTATACCAGCAACATTGCATCGTTGACCAGCGCAAGCCATTCAGAGAAATATAGCTTACACAAATAATCGGTCGGGTCTGCATCCAAGGCCTTCAACTGCTGCACTGTCATATGCACGAACGGCTCTACATACATCAGCTTTTGAGCAATCGCCAGGGCCATCGGATCGCTCTGATAGTTCGATTCATAATACTCCGAAAGCAGCGTATCAAGCACGTTCTGCGGCGCCCCTTTCGTACGAGCGTTGGAATACTTTTCCCAAATCGCATCCGCACCCTCGATCATGTAACGCCGGCCGTACGAGAGATTGCACCCGCCGTAGTTGTTATTGACCTGTACCAGTATCAGAAGATCCAGGATAAACTTCTCGCGGCGCTCCGCTGCTTCGCTAATCGGCAACAACCGGTCACTCTGTGGCTTCAATTCATCTACAATCTCAGTAGCCGTCTTAATGTCACCGTTCCCATTTGCAGACATACCCGCCGTCTTTAATCTCGACGGTGTACCCCAAACCGTGACACTCATGGCATTTTCCAAATCCAGCATCTCACCGGCAGAAATCTCGAAATACGTTTTATCAGGGCTGATGTACGCCGCCACCTGGTCGGGCGTAATCACCGGCTCATCCTTTTCCGGATAAATCAAAAGCTTCATCGACGACGGAGTTACCATAGCCATCCGGCCGCTACCCTTACAGGAAGGGCAATCCTCTCCCTCCACCAACATACTCCCGTTACACGTAGGACACATATCGGCAAACTCAGCATATTTCGGGAAACCATGCATGAACTTGTGCACCCGTTTGATCGAGCCATCCAACAAAAAATCGTCTGCCAGTCCGATGATATCATCAAACAGGGAGACGAACACCTTTTTACCCTCAGGATCCTGAAAGTCTGAATTTGAAATGGCCGGGACCTTCCTAAAAATATTTGGATAGGTATGCTGTTGAACAATTTCAACGCTCTGATCGTGGCGCCTGACGATGTAGTCATACGCATCGTCAATCACCCGGTACAAATCTGCATTATCATCAAAACCATAAGAAGCATTTTGCCGCTTGTCTACGGCAACCGCCAGGTATTCACAAATTGTTCCGTTGAATAGATAGTCGTAAACCTGTTTTGATCGGAGGTATACCGGGAAAACAAAACTTCGATTTTGCTGTTTTGCCAAAATAGCCTCTCTCTGTGGCAATATTTCAACCAGAATCAACCCTGCAGGATCATCAAGAAAGTGAGGGCGCCAATGAACCTCCATCCACTTCCTTAAAGACATGCCGCCCACAAGACTATCGGCAAGTCTTCTTGCTTGCTTTTCCTGCGACTCAGCAAGGTTGTAATAAATGCTCCCACCTTTGGCCGAAAATACTTTGTCGATCGGGCGGGAAAGCCGGGAAAACAAATCCTTATTGCTCCTCGCATATTTGGCCCGGGCGTCGCGGATCTCCTGTTTTTCAAACCCGGGAATCTTCGTTAGCGAAGTCTCCAAGCCATCGCCATACATGTGCTTACGCAGCAGATCATTGTACTCCCGGGCCGACCTTACCTTATCTCGGTTGGGATTTTCAATGATCACCTTCGTCAATTGCTCGGAACTTAGTATCATGGTTGTTGATTATGCAGCTTGTGAACCCCGCCGCTTGCCGCGGGCCTTGTAAATGTTGAATTCACGCTTCAACACGGTACAAATCAAATAACGCTTCGTGTCGGTAAAGTGACCATACTGCTCATACGTTATACCCGACTCCTTATCTTTCACCTTCTGTTTCAACACGCGACCGTCCATATCTTCTTTGGTCATCGTGTAATCCTCAATAGATTTTCTGTTGTTCGAACCGATCAAAATAGACCAACCCTCAAAATTGGATTCATATATCTCATTGATGAACGAACCGCTCATCGCAACTTCCGGCGCTGATTTCTCAATCCTGCTCAAAAAGCGAACCTTCTCTGTCTTCAACACCAGTTTGAACTTGTCGAAAAAACTTCGCCCGTCATCATCCGTCGTACTCTTTGCATTCGCTGAAGGATCACCATAAATAAAAACGATCTCCTCGTGAGCCACCCGGTCTAACCATCGCACAAACTGCTTTGCAGCCTTCACAGCTGTATTATCCGGCGAAACACATGGCAACTCTGCCACCTGAATAAATCGCTTCGCTTCCCGGTCAATCTGCCACATGGCGAGCGTAACATAAGGATGCACGTTATTGTCAATCGTAACATGCACCGGCAGTTTGGGATTGAAGGCCACCAAACCGGTGTGTATCCCTTCATCAAAGCTTTTCCAGAAACTGCCCCCTGTCTTCTTGAACCCCCACAGACCCAACGTATAAGTTTGGTACCAATACGAATTATTCTTACTGCCCTTGTAGCTCTCATACAGCGCAATCCGCTGAGGTGAACAATACGGATTGTCCTTGTACGTCGAATGTGTCGCGCGGATGTACAGCATCATATACACCTGCGTACCGCCCGACTCATCGTTGACAACCTTCACATTGCCAGGATACTTCCCATCAGGATAGCGTTTCAATGTTTCGACGGGTACCGGGATTTCCTTCACCCACTCCCAACTGAGTTTCTCTGTGTGCGAGAAATATTCCTGCCACAGCCAGAACTCCGTATAAGTTTTGTCGCACTCCGGATTGAACGTGAACCAGGTTTTTACCCTGACCTTCGCCCGTAAGCTCGTCAGGATCACCACAAAATCCGTCGAATCAATCTGGTTGCCCTCTTCTACCCAACAATGACTGGGGTTGTTGAATGATTTGATTTTGCCCACATCGTCCAACCCCCTGCCGTAGAAGCCATTCTTATTGGCCTTGCAAATGATCTCCATCCGGCTTTCGTTTACCCGGAATAAATGACTGATCCCCCACTCATCAATAACCGATTTGATCAGGTCAAATTGCGAGCCGCGCACTGTATCCAATACCTTCCTGATCAGCAGACATTTAAAGTAACCCGGGCGCATGCAATCAATTACCAACTGCATCGCCACATGCCGGCTCTTACCGGAATCCCGGCCTCCATACAGAAAATCTATATCAAAGAACTGCGACTCGTCGATTAAATGACGATAGCATTCAAGAAACACATCCTCATCTATATCAACATTAATTCTCGCCATTAATTACTCCCGCCACTCCTGGTTATTCGAACGTTCAGGCCTTCGCCTTCATCGTCATCGAAAACACCTAAATGCTTCGCGAGCATTTCGAGAGCGCGTATCTTGTCGTAGCGACGGACCTTCCGCACAACAGTAATCACCTTTCCGTCCTCCTGCTTTTCCTCCGTCGTATCAATACCTGAAATCGTCGCAGCAGTGTCAGGATCCATTTGGTGCAAACTCTTTAAGGAGCCATCCTCATTATAGGCGCCCCTCAGAGAGGTAAAGGCCAGGCGGCTTATCTCAAAAACAACCCGCTCCTGCGTAACACCTGCAGCAGCAGCGCGCAATTTGAAAAGCTCTTGAATCTTTTTTTGGACTAGAGGTTTCTGTAGCAACTGATAAGCGAGACTGGAAGCGTTTGCCTTAGTGTAACCGGCGCGCATAGCTGCCTGAGTTCCATTGAAATCAACAATGTACTCATTACAAAACAACAACTGTTTCGGGTTAAGCTCTTTGGACATACATCTCTGTGCTGTTCAAAAGTAAGACGAAAAATACAAGTTTTCAACTATTTCTGAACTTTCGATTTCACGTGAAACACTTGAATTAAATGATACACCCTTAATGGGCATCAATTGTCCAAAAGAATTTTCTCAAAAAACGGTGAAATCGCTGTGAAAAACTCCTGAAATCCGGTGTGGTGGCTAATTTCAGAAGACATACCGCTTCTTTTCCACAGTCTGTTAATATTACTGGGTTGGAATATATTAAATGTCGAAATAAATTCGTGGAAGACGTTAAATTAGTAAGCCCGGAAGGGGGTTTCTCAAAAGCCGTAAAGTAATGCCCTGCAAGGCATCATGTACAGGCCCACTCCCCCTTCCGGGCTTTACTTTGTAGACGATAAATATACAAAGTGTATAGTAACTTTGTTATCACAAATTAACTGCAACGTTTCGCTTCGCCCCCTATTAATTACTAACAGGTTGGGGAAAACATTCAAGTTATTTTCGAAACAATCACAATCGTCTCATTATTAATTCTTTCAGACTGCCCTTCCACCTCATTCCAACAATCCCTAACACATCGGCCGTAGCGTTGGGGACCTACGCCGGCATAGGTCATTGTGCTGTAAAGTGTTTTGCGCCCTCGCAATGTAAACTGAACTCCAAAAGGTAATTCACCCAGTCGGTAATTACCTCCTATTTCAATTTCATCGCTTCTGAGCACGCGCCCGTGCCAGCGACCGTCTGCAGGTTTGGTGTATCGCTTCATAAGAATATTTTAAAAGAGCCTGGTACAATAACGGAAACCTTGAAAGCCCTTCAGCACTCTCTTGTATGGACATTTTTCAAACGGACCTGATAGTATCACAAAAGGCTTATCCATGAGTTTTTGCCGGCCCGTTGCACCAAAACCTACTATATCAGCATCCTGGTTACGGCGAAAGCCGCCGCAGTATACCCGCCCATAGAGTCTGTTAGCCACGATAATGTAAATGTGGTCGATATCCGTTTTCGGAAAGTTTGATATCGTGTGCATCCAGTAGTTACCTGCTTCATGTCCCGCCATGGTTTCCTGGAATGCCTTCAAAAAAGTTCTCAATCCGCCTTGTTCACTTATCATTTGCTTACCGAACGTCACGACAATGCCCTCAGGCATAATTGATTGATCTTTCGAATACCCCCTTTCTGTAATCATGGCTATCTGAATTGCGGTAAATACGGTTGTTTTCTACGATATTAAATGATACATTGGCTTCAGCTTCCTTTTTGATAAGGTTATAGTAGTAAGTCCGCTTCAGTCTTGTTGCGGGCTCTTTTCTCATTTTTTGGGATGTGCAAAGGAATTATCACGGCCCGCCGTTATCCGTTCCTGAATTTTATATCGGACAACTACATATCCTTTTCCCTGCATAAATATTTGTGGCGTGCCGTAATCTTGTTTCGGGCTTTCCCGAATTCTATACCTCACAGCACGATAACCAATCCAGTTCAGATATGCAGTGTCGAAAATGTTGACTTTATTTACCGACCAATCAGTTTTATAGTATACCGCCCTTACATCGATGGACAGCTTTTTACCCCTAGGCGGGCTGAATTCACGTATCAAAAACGACGCTACAGCACAAACGGTTAATGCCAGGAAAATGAGTTTCATGTTGTTTATTTTTGATTAATTTGTTGCACTATCCAGTCGTACATTTCAGTCATATAATCACGTGCGCCAACGGCAAACATGTCATCGCCGGGATATGAACCGTTTGCCCACTCTATCGCCCGCTCCCTTGTTGGGAAGGGGGATTCATTGGATGGTATTAACTTTAATAAGTCTTCCAGTTCGTGCCTTCTTTCTATTAGAAAGTTGCTGGTATCTCTTGCGACACGACGCTTAAATTCAGGTTGCGTCATATCCCAACGTTCTTTACATACTTCGGCGTCTGTTTTTTTAAGATAGGAAATCCGCTTTTCAATCTCTTCCCTGACCCAACTTACGCCGATTGTAGGCGCGGTTTGGGATTTTGCCTTGCCTGCTGCATTAATCACTTCTTTTAATAAACCATCTTCCTGTGCCAAAACTTTATCGAACCATTCCTCGTGCTGCCTCCTTTGCGCCCTATAGATCGCGCGAGCTCCGGGCCTTCCTACCGATGCGCCATAGCCAACGACTACTCTTTCAGGGGTATTTTGTACGTTCGATAACGGTGCATGGCCGTGGGCTGACGGGTATTCCTGCCCTTGCTGCTTACGGCCCTCTGTAAATCCGGTTTGGTAGATTTTGTAAAGAGGAATCTGAAAATGATGGTAAATGAAGTCATTCGAGATATTTACATCCGAGAAATTGTAGCTAATCTCGTCGTCCATATCAAACCACTTCACATCAAATCCTTCGTCTGATGCCCCGGTAACAGTACCGCTAATAATAGTTCCGTCTTCGTTAAAGGTTCGGACAATCTCCCCTTGCGCCGGGGCGGGTGGTTCAGCCGTATAAGCACTCAAGGCTTTCCGCGCAATATCTCCAAACTGTTGAGGTTTAAATGGAGGGTCGGCTACATCATCGTATGCGTCGATAGACTGAAGTGCGTCAATTAATATCTGCACTTTCTGTTGATCTTGTTGGGTCATAGGGCGTTGTTTTTATTGATTGGGTTCCATTTATTCCAAGCCGCCACCACGCTATCAGCGGTGTCCGTGATTTTGTTGCAATCTTCATGCTCGCATATAGCTACGAAATGCACGTCCTTTCTGCGGCCGGCAACGATTTTCTGAATCTTAGGCAGACATCTGTGAACGATGCACGGGTTCAGTTGGCCCTCATACAAGTGATTCAGCGATTCACGGCTATGCGTTTTTAATTGAAATTGAATGACGCTCATGCTCACTCCTTTTCTTTTAAAAGCAATTGTACTGATAACGGCGATTTGTAATTCAGTATTCTCATTATATCACGAATACTAAACCCTTCTTTTCGCAAAACATGCGCATATTGTTTACGCCTATTTATCAGGCTTGCAGGCATTTTTTTCGGTGCTGATATTTTCCCTCGACCTTTACAAATTGGGCATTTTATGTTGTCGTGTTGGGTCATGAGTTATCGTTTGTGCCCGTAGGGGCGGTGGTGTTTGGGTAATTGTATTTTTTCTTTAACTCTTTAACCATTTTTCTGACATCACCATATTTCATATTTCTGTAAGAAGCATACCGCTTAATAAATTCCTCTGTTTTGCAAAATGGGCACGGGAAATCATCCCCTTGCTCATAAAGCATTCCATTTCCATCACACTTATCCAAATCATATAATTTCCCATCAATGCAAGTAGCGTCGGGATAACTTGCACCAAAAAACGGAAACTCGGGGCATCCATTTATATTTTCAACTGCTTCCATATTTATTTATCGCCCATCTGGGCCAGTTTGGTTAGTAATCCGTTTGCAAGCTGCCTTGATCCGTTACAATTTGATACCTGTGCAATAGCCGTCAAGGTGCCTTTAATTTCCATTAGCAAATCATGCGGCACTGGTCGCGTCCCTTCCGGCAGCGGGCGCAGGTAAACAGCATCTTCAAACTCGTCAGGTAAATCAAGCCATCTACCGTTCTGAAATGTATGTGGGTATATTACCCTGTGTGAACATCTCCTGTATATTAAATCGTAAGTACCGTTTTCTAGCCCCTCCGTCTCGGTGATAGGGGTCAGAGCGTACAGGGGTAAGGTGTGTTTGCTCATGGTTTATGTTTAAAGTAGTGTTTGCAAATAAGAAAGCCAGCAATGATGCCGATTCCAATACCTTGAATGAACCAATAAATCATTATCATTACCTCTCTATCCATTATACTATTTTCATTTTACCCCCACCATCAGGCGGGGAGGGGTTAAGATTTCTTTTTCTTGCTCAATGCTTCCCGAACTCGCCTCGCCATTTCATTTCTATCAATTTCAATGGCACCTTTTCGTACAGCCAACAGCCTCTTGGTCGCGGTAAGGTCATAGTGCGGAATTGCGGTACCTGGTTTATCATCCAGCCAGCTTCGCTTCATTCCGATACTTTCAGCGAACTGATGGAGCTCTTCCAAATCCCCGTCAGTTGTCATGTGGCACGACGGACCATATTTCCAGCCGTAGTCAATAAGCATGTCTACAAAAATTGCCATACTTTCATTCCCGCCATTACCCCGGCAGGGGGAGGGGTTAATGGTTCGTTTGATTTAGTTCTGTTTCTGCTTTTCGGATTGTTCTCCACATCCATTCATAGAAATAATTATCAAGATTAACCCGTTGCGCCCTTTCATTGAAATAGCAATACTTTAAGGTCTTTCCCCCGTCGTTTCTCTCCCATACCGCGTTAAACATAAATTGAGAAAAACTCTTACCTCGGTCATCGCCACTTAAAAAATCCTGGATTTTCTGCCTAAAAAAACGGCAGTCAGCTTCAGAGCTATCGTACACAAAAACCCTTTTGTAGAGTGTTTTGTCGCTAACTATTTTTGGGTTGTCTCGATTCATCACCTCTCCGCACCATTACCCCGGCACGGGGGGGGTTACATTTCGGGTGATACATGTTGAATATTGATGCCGGGGTAATAAGCCAAACAATCCTCGGTAGGATCGCAACAGTTATCAATCAGAATGTCAGCGGCCCAAAACACACGTCGCCATGAAGTTGAAGCAGCCTGGAATTTCCTTACCAAAAATTCATACATCAAAGCCCGGTTATCTACTTCGTCGCTTTCATCTTCCTGCAGTTCCTTTTTGATTTTCAGGATTAGCTGCTTATCCTCATCTTCGTCGTCTAAGTCTTCCCAATTATCCTCTGGGGCAATAAAAGAATATCTCGCTCTCTCCAATGACATTTCCGCTGCATTCATAAATGCCTGAACAGCGTCCAAATCTTCACGATCTGCTTTAGCTAATTTCATCCCTTACCTCCTTTTTCTGTGTGGATTCTTTCTGCAATAACTGCTTCGGCTTCACCAGGATGCTTTTTCTTCATGTGTTCAGCCAGGTTCTGAAACGTTCGATTTCAACACGGGCAAACGCCAGCATAAACCCGACGCAACTTGTTTTTCGCTTTTGCTGCCTGTATCTTCTGGCCAATGGCCAAACGCTTTTCCCTGTCAGCCTCTTCCTGCCAGTATCTTATCCGATTATTCTTACGCTCGATTTCTTCCTGTTTTTGCTCAAGCTCCTTTTTCAGTTTCTCGACCTTTGAAACACTGTAGCATTGGTGATGCCCATTAGGACAATAAAATCCTGTCCCCTGCTCTAAAAAATTGCGTCGAAGATTATGAGGAACACCGAAAGGCACCCCGCAACTAAAGCACACAATTACTTCCATGTGTACCATTGAATCGTATTTAATGCCTTCCGCGTTGAGAATTGTAGACATTGCAAGACTATTTAGGGTTAATGATTTCTACGAAATCAGGCACTTGTAGCTGAAATATGCCCTGCCAGTTTTTTGTGACAGCATAATCCTTCACATCAAACATGTAGGAAAAATGCCGCAGGTTCGATAGTGGGTAAGCAATCCGACCCGGAGCGTTTTCAATACAGGCAGCTTTCGCGTCATGATCTGTCATTGCACGCATCTCCCCAACATTTACTAAACAAACTGCTTTGCCGGCAAACGTGCTTCCTTTTGAAATTCCTTTATCGCAGCAGAAAACCACGTCCCCTGTAAGTTGAGAAAGCCGCCTCATTCTGGTTTCTACAGTCTTGATGCCATAGTAAACTTGGCTGATATAGGGCTCATTGAGTATTATTGCCGGATAGATTCTCATTGAACTTTTTTTAGTACCATTTCTTTCCTCGCAGAGACTCGCCTCGCATTTCGATAATGTTAAAGCACTCCTTGATCCGATCGACGAACCTGGCGCCATACTGCGACAACAGTTGATCTCCCGTCAAATTGGTCGTCACATGCCGATGCCAGTAGGGGACCAAATTCTCGTAGGCATCCAGGAAGATTGACTCCATCACATTCACTGCATTCCCGTAATGCTTCGCCGGCACTGTTTCCACTCCCAAATCGTTAAAAAATATTCCAGTGAACGGCTGAAAAAAATTATACTCGCTCGCTGATTCCGTCATCACATTTTTGTACCGCGCGATTGCGTCATCACCGTACTGAGTGTATGCATGCACGAGCTTTGGGGTTTCAACGAGCTCGTAGCAAATCCGCTTGTTAAAGCGAAACATGTCAGCCATGAGTGTCTTGCCGCGGCCAGGATTAGACCATAGCCAAATACCTTTCTGAAGCGAAAACGGAATACCCAATGAGTTGTATTGAGACGGATCGAGATCCTCAAACATTTCGCTATTCGTGAAATACAACGAAAGCGCTTTCAATACGGGCTGCTGAAAATCGACTGGCTCAAAAACCAAACTTTCCTTGCCCGTCCTCGCGCGAATAATTTTGGTAGCCCGGGCCCTGGCAACCTCGTACAACTCATTCGCCAACCAAGGCCGACGCATATCAGCTCTGCGTTTCTCTGCCAGTTTCTTGCGGCGCTCGTCTTCCAGGATAGCCAACTTTTTTTCCCGGGCTGCATTGAGCGCCTCCTGCGTTTCTGCTTCCGTCAATTCCACGTCTTCAAATCGCACCGAATCCTTCAGCGTGTCCGGTAATAACTGCCCGATTTGTACCGTCTTTTCGAGTCTCTCCTGTTTTTCCTGATGCATTGGCGTTTAAGCTTTGAATGATTGATTGAAAATGTTTTGCCACCTGGCTGATCGAATACCGCTGCAGAAAACTGTCTGATGCGATGTGTCTGATCACCTCCCTCCACACCTCAGTGATCTTTGGCGAGGATCTGTCAAGCGTGTTTTTATCCAATCCCTTCCAATCGCAAATCTTCGTGATCAACTCCGCAAGCGGAGGGAAATCTGAGGATTGAGAAAATGGGTAACTCGGGAAAAATTTCATCCACGCCGCAGCCATCTGCGAAACAGGAAATTCGGCAAGCCTTTCGGTTTCTCCTCCCACACCCTCCTCTTTAGATTTAGTTAGAATTACATTTGCATTTCCATTTGCATTTACATTTCCTATATATGCTGGTGGCGTATGCTTTAAGGGTTGGCTTAAAGGTTTGCTTAAGCACTGGCTTAAGGCTTCGCTGAAGGCTTGCTCGTTTTGTTCCTTTGAATTTTCTGTTTGCAGCGTCGAGAAAAGTATCTCAGAAAGCTCTCTAATCTTTTCAGAATCCATTGATTGCTCGCGCCGGGCCTTTTTGATATAGTAGCCGACAAGCCCCCGTTTTGCCTGTGTCGATTTATACTCCTGGCGCTTCTTTAAATTGAACTGCTGAACGCTGTTGATAAGCAACCCTTGCTCGTTTGCTTCAAACTTCTGCTTAAGCCTACCCTTCCAGGCTTGCTTGAAGCGATCGTACTGGCTGAACTTAACATTTGCCAACGTCGCGAGCTCCTCTACATCAGGTGGAAGGCCATCAGGCTTGTCGGCCTGATGGCACAATAATCGCAAATACCACCCCAACTCGTCAGCATCCCAGCCGGCACAGCTCACAAGGATATCTTTGTAGTACAATAAAAATGCTGGGTCCTTCGCCATTCATTCGCGTTTTAAAAAGGTTCAGATTTTAAAGTGGGATTCGAACTATTGATTCCGTCACCAGTTTCGGGTACCGCTTCGCATACGATGCAGCGACAAACTTTCCGGTCTTCTTACTACGGAACTTCTTAACCGTCACGTAGCACTTTTTCTTTGGCATATAATTGAATTTTAGGTTACAAATCGGATATTGGCAGGGATGTACTGAACGCCCAACCAATCGAAAAACTCCCGCTCACTCGCCCAAGCCGGAGGCAGCGTTGGATTCTTTTGCACACACAGCCATTTCGTCTTTCCTCCACCGATGTCCTTCGCATAACACTCCTCTCGTTTGCGCAATCCATCACTTGTACCGCACCAACCCAATTTCACCCATGCTGCCGCTATAACCTTGGCTGTGTACTCAGCACTGCCTGTGCGAATGGCATACTGTCGGTAATAGTCGTCACGACGCGGAAAGAAAAAGTCAACGTTGATCTTTGGTGCACCAGGCCCTTCAAGTTTAACCTCAACCTGCATGTACCGGCCTGAGGCACTTCCCTTGATCACCTTGCCAATACCCTCTGTATTTTTAACAAAACCAGCATGAGGGACCAACTTCCGATCATCCTCTCCAAAAAGCGAGACCGAACCTGTAGGGACCATCTTTGGAATACAAAGAATCTCGATGTCTTTCACCTCGAACTTTCCACGCCGGATACTGCCAGCAATGTTGATGACCTCTACATAAGGCTTTAACGCCTCACAAATCTCAATTGCTTTTTTCTTGGCTCTGTCCCGAGAAATCATCGCATTAGGGGTAAATGGTTTTGATGCCATACTGAATTTGATTTACTTTCTGTCAATTCGTTCCAAGAACCTTACTCCTGCTGCTATTGTCCTAATGGCTGCTTCCCTCAAATCCTTTTGGCTCCCAGAAACTTCTCCCTTTCCATACTTCACCTGGTCAGCCTGCTGCATTAGTCTCCCGGCCTCTATTCCTACCACTGCAGCCTGTGCGCTCAGATGGTCAGGGAACGACCTGCTTTTCTTCTGGCGCTTCAGTTCGCGCAGTATCTCGACTATAAGGCCCTGGCGGTTCATTATGCTACCTGTGTTTTAGTGTGGTCAATCAGTTTCTGGGCCATTGCCTCTGTCCATGCTTTTACAACCTGCGGAACTACACTGTTGCCGATGAACTTTTTCTGATCACTCTGGTTGCCTTCCAACTGATAGCCGTCCGGAAAACCCTGAATCTTCAGCAGCTCATGCACGCGAAGCATTCTCATTTTGATATCTGCAAGTCCGTAGATGGCCATGAACTCTTTAATCTTAATTGCGATATCGCTATCATTGTCATAGATCGGAACCGCGACAATACCCTTTTCAGCAATCACAAGCGACAAAGGGGCCTTGTCCTGCCTGGCTACTATCACCGGGCATGGAGTATCTGTTGAGGTCGAATGTCCACCATGCGAAGGATTAACGATGTATGTGTGATGTCGGTCGGCTGTAATGGTATGAGCAGGCTCATCAATGCTTCGCGGTTGGTTGTCGAAATTCGTAGGCATAATGAAAGGCTGAACCTCTACCAACCTATGCTTGTCATTCGGCATAATCGTCCCGGCCGGCTGTTCTACCGATTGATTTTGAGCAGCTCCAAAATGTTTATCGAGGAAGTACTCAGGTTGTACCAATGTTGCGCCGTCCTTCGTTCGTAAAGTGGGGCAAGGATCCTCGACAGAGGAACAATACCCGTTCCCGTAGTAGTGTGCGAGAAATTGAGGCTGAATTAAACCCAGCCGGTTTTGGCAAACTAACGTGGGTGCTGGATCGTCTACCGATGGCGGGTAGTGATTTCCCTTTTTGTCGGTGCTGTTGTATTTAAGGATGAAGGGTTTCGCTTGCACTAAATCCTGATTCCCGCCGGTGCCAGTTATTGTTCGCGACGGCCCTTCCACAGAGACTATCTTGCTTTCCGGATCGCCTGAATTCCGCTGTACTATAAATGGCTGTGCCTGTACTAACGCATGATGATCTATTGTAGTTATTGACCCAATAGGCTGAGTTAATGGGAGATCACTGCAGGCTATCGGCTGCACAAGCGTATTGCCGCCAAAAGTTGTGATAGTCGGGCACGGCTGATCTACACTGTTCACCTTGCTCTTTGGCTTACCTGAAAAATATTTGCTGATAAAAGCCTTGTCTCCTTTAGCCACGTACTTCAACAGGCCGGCGTATATCCGTTCAAGCGTCTTATCGCTTAAATCCTTTACTCGGTTAAAAATGCTTTCCCCTTCATCCGAAAAATCGAGGCAATGTTTCACCGGGTTCCAAGGCCTCAAATCACCGTGAAGGGAAAATTTATGAGGCGCTTTCGAATGTGTAGGCTCGGGCCAGGCAATCGGAAGTTCAGGGCGTTCGAATATGCCAAACAAACGGTTTCGGCTGGTATATGCCCCATAGTTCGCAGAATTCAATTCGTTCCAGGAATCATAGTAGCCGTGCGACTTAATCATTTCACGCCACTTCAACCAGTCCTGTCCGTTCTTACGCGAAACAGGTTTCCCGTTTTCATCGAGCGGGCCCCAGCACATAAATTCAACCACATTCTCGATCTGAATGAAATCAGGATCCAGTGCCACCACGTAGCGTTCCAGGTCATTTGCCAGTGTACGAGAATCAGCATCACGGGGCTGTCCACCTTTGGCTTTTGAAAAGTTAGTACATTCAAGCGACGCCCACAGAACAATATACGCTTCAGGAAATTTTTTGCGATACGCTGAGACTATCTTAATCAGCTCGGTAAGGTCAAGAGTGCGAATATCTTCCTCTAAGTGCTTTACTTCAGGATGGTTGCGCCAATGGCTTTTGATAGCCTTCGGATCGTGATTGACGCAGGCAATGACTTTTGCAAGTGTGTTGCCCTCTAATTCTGCAAGGGCAAACCCGGTAGTAGTTCCCCCGGCGCCACAGAATAAGTCAACAACAAGAAACATTGGATCGTTGCAGATCACGCGGTTCGGTTTTAACAGTTAGAGATTGGGTACGGCAATTCAAATAGTTCAATTACATCTCAGCGGGCTTTGCGTGGCGGCTCTTTTTCAGCCCCAACTCGCGGGCATCTCCGTCATTTTCTTCTACCCAGTTGTTACACTGTGCACAGGAGGCCATCCAATCCTTCTCATTCATCAGCTGCTCACCTACCCGCCCCTTCACATGATGAACAGTCACCGCTAAGCCACCGCAGCCGTGTAATTGCAATTGGCAATACCGATGCTCGGGCTTATCGAGAAATTCCTTCACCTTTTTCTTATATGCTGGCATCTTCGCCTTCATACCCTTACTTCGAACCGGCGGAAGCTTTTTCGATTTCGCGGCTGTTTTCTGCTCGGGTAACGATTCACCTGATTCTGTTTTGAAGCCGGAATATTCTCGATGGAAGACACAATACAGTTTCCCTCCCCGGTCAGCTGCACGACAGCAACCGGGAAATGCGCAAGTTGGGACCATAAATAATTCGGTTTATATGGTGATCACTGGAATCCCTTCACAGGCCTTGAGCTCCTTTTCAATCAATAGCTCGCGTTCAATTTTTACTATTTCATCAAGCTCCACACTTTCAAACCAAAATCGAACATTGGAATCTGTCGTGTCAATGCAGATATCTACCAGGAATGTCCGCGAAACATCGCCTTTAAAAATCGGCATGCAAATCTTGAACTGCTCGGGGATATTCTGAGAGTTGACGGTCTTTTTCAGCAACGCCTCTTTATTACCGCGTGTGTCGCTCGCCTGCTGAATATTAGCCGAGATATCAAGAGAAAGGCGCTGATATGCAGACATCACTTTTGCATACTCCTCCGGATCAGCAAACCAACGACGCTGAAATTTGAGGAAATCAACGAGCTGTTGACGGTTCCACATCTTCTGAGCGTTTATTCCAAAGGCAAGAAAGTCATCATCAAACAACACCCTTCCTGTTACTACAGTGCCGTAGATGTCGTTTGGATTCAAAACCAACCTAATCTCTCCCTTTTCACGGTCAACTGAAGCGAGAGCTTTTGTCGGGTCAAAAAACTGTTGATCAGATCCTGAATATGCACCGGTCCTGCGACTCAAAAAGGACGATATTGCTGTGATGTGGCCTTCGATGTTTATTTTCTGAGGAGGATGTAGTTCAAGGGCATTGCCTTCGCGAAAAATAAGTTCCCGAACGCCGTCAAAATTTAGGTTGTTCTCAAATATTTGTTTCTTTTCCATTATAGAGGGGTTAAAAAGTTTCAAAAATAGAATTCAGAGACCGGCAAACTATTCGTCGTTAGCAGCCTTTCGCATCGGGAATGGAAGACGGCTTTTTTCATCCGGACGAAGGCGCCGGCTGCTGACAAAATCGCCTTGGTCATCGTAGACTACCATCATACCCCTTTCCCGGTCTGCAATACTGTAAAGTGTGCCCTTCACCTCAGTCTTCCGGTGTCGCACCTCAGTAAGCAATACCTTGTTCTCCAATTTCAGCGGTTTAGTAGCCGCTTTGTGTGCTTCCTTCGCCGCGTCCAACTCCTCGTCATGGCTCGAAATTTTCTCCAAATTCGAAACCAGCTGTTCACGCTTACTATCCAGATCATCATCCGATAGATCCTTCATGTAGGTTGTTTCGTCCACACTGTCAGCGTTGTCACGCAGCAATATCCTGCGCTGCTCAAGTGGCAAATCGGGCATAAATGATTCAGTCATATTTGATACCGGTTTTAGGTTTTGAGAGTAATTTATACAGGCTGTGCAGCCAACTCTTTACGGAGCTTCTCCGCCTTTTCCTCATATTCATTCGCACGCAGAACCATGTGAGCCGCCTTCTTTGCGTACGATTCCGCCAACTTCTTATACCTGGCTGCATTGCTCCGATACTTTTTCGATACAGTCAGCGTCAACTCATAATGCCGCTCTTTGTCGTACTCGAATTCGTTTGCCATAGCTGAAGTTTTTAAAATGTGCCGGTTGTCGTACCGGCGAACGGGCGCTTCCTGCTGGTGTTCGGCTTAAAGGCATTGCTGCCCGTAGGTACTTACTCTCGCCTTCATAGTAGATTTCGTTGTGCCACCAACTACTTTCGCCTCAGGCTACCCTGAACCGCCATTTATTCGATTAAAGAACTTGTTTTAAAGTGTGCCGGTCTTTTTCACCCGGCCTTTCGCAATCGAATCACTGTTGGAAATAACCGTCCTTAGTGTTGTAGCGAGAGCGGGAATCGAACCCGCGACCTTCGGGTTATGAGCCCGACGAGCTACCGCTGCTCTATCCCGCGATGTGAGCCCTCTGTAGACACAAAGGGCGATCTGACGAATGCTGCATGTCGGTTAGAGCATGCTGCTTCAATGAACCACCAAATAACGAACCTGAATCCCCGTGTAGACACACCGGGACAATAACAATTCCAGTTCAACTGCCGACGGCCTGCGAGTCGAACGCAGATCAGAAGTAGCATCCACTCCACTCCTGCGGCCAATTGCCATCGGGGTACCGGCGAACACTGCTCTCTGAATGGTGTCTTCGCCGCCGGTTTCCTTGCCCCATTTCTATAGCGCCAGGACGGACGAGCGCTTAAGGATTTGCTGGTAGATCATAATCCAAACCGAGCTTGCCATCAACCCAATGACCATAGTTCGGAATGTCTGCCACTGCATCAACCTTATCCCGCTGCTCCTTGAAGTCCAAATAACAATACCACACACCAAAAGGAATGATGACCAAAACGACCAAGAAGGCAGCAATTATGCTGATCAAAAAAAGAACTTCCATGTTCATACTGCATGTTTTAATAGGTATCGAATAATCAGGAAAAAGCCCACCGCGACAACTGATGCCAGAATTAAACTCAAGCCAACTGCCGCAAGCGTTTCTCCCATTTCATTTGCTTTTAGAGTCCCAAATCGGTCTGTACAACTTCCAGAGGATGATCAGGACGATGATCGTTGGTAAATACTGCTCTATCATAATACGCGAGTTACTTGCACTGTGGAACTATCGACACCGGTCGTCCAAACAGCAACTTTTGCAAGCGCCAGAGCAGCCCTTACACGATGCCCAACATTTAGCCACAGCTTGCGGCCAATGACAACTGATTCACCAACCTTCGCGCTTCTCAGCGACTGGGTGGCCTCAATAAGCATCTGTTCTGTTTTACCTCGTACCATTCAGTTTAGTTTTGCTGCGTTCTCGCAGTAGTGTCGAAAACAAGCCAGGAAACCATCAAACCGATTCAACGCAAACGGCAGGGACCGCGATGCCACATACTGGCTCAAAATGCGATGCATCGGCCCTACAGGAATCAGTTTCACGCCAACCCCCTTTCTCGCAAATGCGCCTTTGTTAAGTCCAACCTGGCTTTGCGACGATGCTGAGCCATGGTCATCGGCCTAACAGGGACCGGTTTCCCGGCCCCCTTCGACCTTGAGACCACACCCTCTGAATCAACAGCCTCAACTTGCTTTTTTATGCGAACGCTTGCCATTACTAACTATTTTAGTTACTTTTGCACCGACTCCTTTTCCTCTGATACCTCAAGTATCTCACCGACATCCACTCCAGTCTCCGCGGAAATCGCTTTCAACGCATCCATTTTAGTCAGGCGACCATTATCAGCATTCCCACGAATGTGTACAGCCACTGTAGCCTCACCAATTTCCAATGCCAATGCCAGCCGGGTCCTTGCCATAGGATTATTGATCTTGTCCACTATCCATTGCTTAATTTTCATGTGTTTTTTTCGTGGTTTTTTGTTGTACATTTATTTCGTTAACAAATATAAGTAAGATTATATTACACTTCCAAAAGAAAATGAAGTATTTTCTTACATTTCGAAACTTTTAAAAATCCTCATTCTTACTTTAGATGGAATTGAAGGAAAGGTTCAAAAACCGAATAAAATCTATTAAAGCGGAGCTTAGAGACAGCGGGGAACCCGCCACAGTTGGGCATATTGCAGCCAAACTGGGCTATTCGCGCGAGCACCTTCAAACCTTAATCGGGAAGAGCGGTGTAGTAACTGAAGCCCATTTGCGGCTGCTGAATTCGTACTTTCCAGAAAAGAAAGAAAATATTACAGAACGAGCTTCCGTTACAACCGAGAAGGATTTGCTTTCCGTGTTGGTGACCTTGATGAAAACACAGAATCACATCTTAACTGAACAGAAGGTCGAAATAATTGACAGAGTGAAGCGGATGGATACTAATTTAAACACAGCACTATCCGGAGTGGCTCAACTTTCGCTACACGTGGAATCCGCACGAGAGGTAATTCTTGAATCTCTGACCAGGCTTGAAAAAAAGGAGCCGGGAACACTCGCCGGCGAAGCGGACAAAATTGTGATGAAGCTAATGGCTGAGCAGAGTAAACAGGGCAATCCGACCTAAAGGAGCAATTGTTGCAATCAACTTTCATTGGTACTCTTTAAATTAATGGTATTATTACTGAAATCTAACGAAAGTTGACGTTGGCGGCAAGGGTAATTTACTACGTAAAAGTACGACGAACCATAAGACACGCACAACACTAAGTGTTTCCCATTACATCAATAACATTAATCTATCCTGTGTTATCTATAAATTTGATTTTGCATTAACCATTATGAAAATTCTACTCACTACCATTCTTGTTTTGACCTTCGTTCCGACCATGGCGCAAAATGAAATGCCAACGAAAGAAGGCAAAGTACATTACGAGCATGTTGATTCTATTCCAGGGGCTACCAGAATAGATTTGTATAATCGGGCAAGGCTGTGGCTGGCAGATGCGTTTGTTGACTCAAAGGAGGTGGTTCAGGTCGAAGATAAAGAGTCCGGACTGCTGGTAGGTAAAGGATCTTACCGCTTTCAACAGGGCATCATTCCGTATCGAATAAAATTTAGCGTACGACTTGACTGCAAAGATCAAAAATACCGTGCCCAAATTTACGATGTGTATATACTTTCAGGGACGAAAGAACAGCAATACACTGCTGAATTTTATAACGAAAAGAAGAACTGGGACAAAGTGAAGAATAAAGTCAACGAGCGTATGGCAGAAATCATCGAAGAAATTCGGACAGCGATGAGCAAACCGATCAGCCAAGACTTTTAGATACCCGGATTGTTGCAGTTTAAGCCTGCTTTCTATCCGGCATCTTCACCACTTTCGCGAACGATGGGCTGTTGTCAATTATCGTCTGCGCGTATCGCTCCCGAACTGCCTGAGCGTAGATCTCAGTCATTTGCTTGCTGCGGTGTCCGTACAGCGTCTTCAATACATCAAGCGAAATATTTGCGTGGATCTTGTCATCCGCCCCCTTGTGCTTAAGGGAATACATTTTGCAATCAATTTTCAGGTCTTCCTGTACCAAATGGCGCCACCTGGTAGTTGGGGTATTGGGGTGGTATGGACCGGGACCAGGTTGGAAATTGTTGCTGCTGAAAATGTACCAATCCGGCGGGAGTGAGTTCACGTCTCGGGCTAATAATACCTGAAATACATCGTCGGCCAGGGGCACGATCCGTTCGGCATTGGTTTTGGCTACCTCCGGCCGGATCGTCAGCTGGCGCCGCAGAATATTCACGTCCTTCACCTGCAGGAGTAACAATTCCTTCCGGCGGATTCCGCACTGATAAATAAACAGGATGAACTCAAAAAAAGCAGGATCCTTTTCCAGGATGTGTTCAGCGACTTTTTGTTGCTCGGCATCGGTCAGCCTTTTGTAGCCCAACGTGGCCTCTTCCGGCTCGGTTTTGATCCCATGGGCCGGATTAAAAGAAATGATCTCCTGATCAACCAACGCGGTCAGAATCGATTTAAGATGTTCCAGGTACTTGTTTCGGGCCTTCGCGGACCATTGGCGCGTTTCTTTCGCGGTTGCCACTATCAGTCGGATATCTTTCCGGAGGATCTGCGTAATGTCGGCATCGATCAATCCGCACTCCTTTGCTGCAGCCTTCATAAAGCGCACGGTGCCCTCATAATCGTAAGTAGTCGATTTTGATATGAACGGGCGCTTTAATTCCAATCCGCGATCGAGCGCGGCCTCAAAAGTCAGGGATAACAATTCAACGGGTGCATCGTCGAACTTCGGATATTTCGTCGTGAGCGGATTCCAACCGCTACGCAGCGCATCCCAAAGGGAGTCGGCCAGGGCCTGCGCCTGTTTAGCACGTTGACGGACCGGCATCTCGTTAATGCCGGTTGAATAACGCCGCTGATGCTTTCTTTTTTCCTTGTCGTACACAACAAAAAAAGCCTGATAGAGATTGTTCCCTATCAGGCGTACGACCGGCCTTGTAGCCGAAAATCCTTTGAAGTTGTAAGTCATGTTGCAGTTTTTCTGGTGCAT